CCACCAGCCACAAAATCTAAATTTGCGTTTTTATCAATTACGAGTTTTGCTGCAGCTGCTAAATTGTAAGTAACATCTGCAGTTATCGCCGTACCGTCTTTAGGCATTTCAATCATCGTTGCACCTGCAGTATCAAAATTACCAGCAGAATCTGCAACTGACCTAAAATCTATTACATCTCTTAAATTTATTGCTTCATTTAAAGTAAAATTAAAATCAGGTATTTTATCATATTCGACTTGACCTGCATATGAATTTACTGAAAAATAATCTCCACTTGCACTAGGATCAAAAAATTTATATTTGACAAAAACATTACCAGCTGGTGCAGATTGACCTCTAACTAATATAAGTCTTCCCGGCTCATAATGTGTTCTTCTTTGTCCATTGTCTAATATAAACCTATTATCGAAACTTTCATTACTATCTGACGCATTTACAATTTCATCTACTTCAAATACATCAGCCCGCTTCAAATTAATAAATTTAAATCCGGCACCATCTGATTCAACTGTGTTAGTTAAATTGAATGTGGTTAAAGTCTTTTGTTTATGTGTTGTTTGTGTTTTACTTACATATGAAGCTAGTTCTATATTAGATGAGCTTGCAATTGTTGCAACATCTGATGTAGATCCAAATGCAGCAGTTCCGCCAGTTCCACTTCCAGATAAAGTGATTGTTGGTGTTGCAACACTTATATCACTATCAGCTTTAGCAAATACAAAATCTCCAGTTTGTGTGTAAATTTCGCCTGTGGTAGTCAGTCCTGTAAGTGTCACGGTACCGGCACCGTTTGCACTTAAATTACTAAACTTTCTCTGAGCAGTATATTGTAAATCAGTTATTGAATTAGGTCTAGGTTTTGGAAGTGGAAAAAATCCGTAGTATCCACCGGGTTGTTTTAAAACAGCCTTTGAGTTTTCTAATACTAAATCAAAATAATTACTTGAGCTTGTGCCTATACTTTTTACATTACGAAAAGCTTGGCCCGAATTCATTTGTACATCAATTAAATGCATTTTTAAGTTAACACCAGTTTTTGTAATGGCTTTTACTCTTGCAAACCCTATAGTACTTCCACCATGTGCAACTGTGTCTCTTAAATTCATTAATTCTAATTCATTAATGTTTGGAATACCTTTAGTATTATTATTTGGATCTGGATTAACTATTACAAAGTTACCTATAGAAATACCAACAGGTTCATTATTAACCGATGAAGTTGCCGTTGGTTTTTTTATTCTAATTGTTGTAGGATATGATCTTGCGGCTCTAAACCCATCTACTACAACTATTCCATCGCTAACTTCAAATCGTAAATGTGTATCTTGTGAATCTAGTAAAAATCTTGCTGTAAAAGGTTTGACTATATAATCACCTGAATTTTCTTTTATTCTCCTAGCAATTACTTGATTTGGAATATTAAAAGAATCATTAGTATCTATTGCACTAAATATTTGACCTTTTTTTATTGTTGCAACGTGTACGAAATTTTCATTTGTTGACAATTCACTGCGTTCTGCAATAGTAAGTGTAATCTTATATCGATCAGCGCCAGGTGCACTTACGTTTGGAGCTGCACCTTGGTTATCGTATAGTGAGTTATCATCACTTGCAGTTACTATTTGTTCAACGGCTTTGAATCCTATATCAGTTGTAGGAGTGTCTGTATACTTTGATATAATTTTACTTTGATTTTCTGTAAAAACAAAATTACCTCTAGCGTAATACACACCACTTAATATTGTTACTTGTGTGCCTACACCTGTGGAAGGATCTGCAAGCGTAGATAGTTTAACTCTTAACTCACCGCCTCCAGAAAGATCCATAACTTCATTAGACGCCATTCTTACTGTAACTACATCCGCGGATCCTTGAGCTGAACTGGTATTAGTATATTTTACATAAAGAGTTGCTGGATCACTACCAGAAGAAGCAACCGCTTCAATTATAGTTGCAATGATACCAGAAGTTTGTCCTTCTACAGTTTTACCTACAAGAGTTGAAACGTCAGGTAAGGCGTGTGCTGGATCAGTCTCATTTAACTTAATAAATTCGTATTGAGGATTAATGTTTACTCCACCGGGTTTAACAACTGCGCCTTCTTTAAAAATATTACTACCAAATCTTTCAATTTGTTTTTGTAGTATTGTTTGTAGCTGTGTTAGTTCTCTTGCTTGTAATCCTACACCTGAATTAAATAATATTCTGTGATAGTTATCACTATCACGAAAATCATCTTTATAAGTTGTCGATAAGGTGGTTTGTGTAAACGTTGTCGCCATATTAATATCCTATTATAGTGTAACTACTACTTTAATGTCTTCTACTTGTGTAGAAGTTCTAACAACTGGTGCTCTGTTTTCTATATATAAAACTTCTCCAGAAGTGTTTATATATTGTTCATTCGAATCTGCAACTACAGCAATTGTTCCAGTTTGGCTGCCTTCATCTGTAAGAGTATTTCCTACTGAAAATGGTGTAAATCCAGTACTGTCAGTTTGATGATAATAAATTTTCATGTTAGAAACATTACCATAATTTACAACTTCATTAACATATGCTTTTGCTGGTGGCGTTAAACTATTTGTAATTAGTTCATCAGTAGACAATTGACTTGCAAAAGCTGAATCTGCTTTTAAATATCTTAAAGCTTTATTAGTAGTTGCTGTAAGAATCGTTCCATTATCTGAATCAGTGCGTGGATTTCTAATCAACATTACTTGTCTAAAATCTTGATCATTTCCTGCTAAGAAATCTCCATTTTCTGTGCCATCTGGTTTAGAGTTAAACATTAGTGATGTAGCTTTTAATTCATCTCTTGGATCTGCGCCAATTCCGTTGGGTGGCCCAAGAACTGCTCTTGCCGTTGCACCGGTTCCACTTCCACCAGAAATTGTCACAGTTGCATTTACGAAATTTCTTCCTGAACCCGCACTTTCATTTAACATATCAATTTTAACAACTTTACCGCTTGAAACAACTGCAGTTGCCTGTGCACTATCACCTATAGCTCCACTATTTCCTGTTATAGTAACAGTTGGAGTACCTGTATAACCACTTCCTTGATTCTCTACTATAATATTTGCTATTCTGCCTGGATCTGCAGAATCTTGCGCAGCTTTTTGTATTGTCTCAAATGCATCACCGGCAGTAGTTACTAATTTAACTGGAATAAAGTTGGCAGATAAAAATGAACTTGTGTCTGAAGCGGATAAACCATATAGAAATCTCCATGTATATCCGTCTGAAGTTTTAAATGGTTTTGGTGATGTGCCAGTTGGCTTAACCGTTGATTTGTTTACAACACCAGTTCCACTCTTACTCTGTTGTAAACAAATATAAACATGGTTGTCTTCAGTAAGAACATAATAAGTGTTTGATGGTATTGTAGTTAAATCGTCATCATAACCATTATATTCATTACCTGAAGACCAGTTATGTCTTGGTATTACAAAAGACGTTGCAGCTACAGCTTTTACAGATTGTAATGCGTTTTGTGCATCTCTTATTGTTTTAGGTGAATCTGTCGGTGTTGGAACAGTTTCAGTCGAGTTCCATTGATCATTTTTTCCAATACCTACATAATATCTTGCAGTTAAGTTTGAAACTTCATCAAATATTTTTTGCATAAATTGTTTTTTAAATGGGTCTGTAATTATTGCTGACATTTTCTATTCCTATGTTATCAAAATTGAATTAGCCGAATCATTTCCACTGAGCATAAACCAATTAGTTCCATCCCATATACACTGCGTTGCTGTGTTTTGTGGTAGTCGTATTGTGTTTCCATTAGCAAAAGGTGCAGGTGTTATAGTAGCTAAACCGGCTCCTTTATTTGAAAAAATCTTAAATTCGCCGACAGTAGTGCCTGGCCCTAATCCTACTGCTAAAGCTGATCCACTATTACATATTACTAGCGAAGAAGAAGAATCTGCCTCTCCATCACCAGTTATCGTGCTTGATGTGAAAGCTGCTTTGCCTATAGCCACAGAACCTTTACCTTGAGCAATCAGTGATAAGTTAACATTTGTATCGGCACCATTTCCAGTTGCAGCTATTGATGGATTATTAGTATTTGAATTATTTGTAATAGTAATTTCATTTACAGCACTTGCTGTTTTTACAAATTTAATCAGTTCATTACCGGTTGAATCTGATATTTGTGTTCCAATTTTTGGATTGTTTATTAATGGTGATGATAAAGTTTTATTTGTTAAAGTGTCAGTTGTTGCTCTACCTAGAATTGTATCTGTTGATGTAGGTAAAGTTAATGTACCAGTGTTTTTTATTTCTGCTATTATTGGTGAAGTTAGTGTTTTATTTGTAAGAGTTTGTATAGTGTTATCAAGTGTTACTGTTCCTGTAGAATCTGGTAATGTAATAATATTATCTTGTGTAGGATTAGTTACCTTTAATCTTGTTTCAAAATCATTATCACTTGTACCTTCAAAAGTTACCGCATCATTTTCCAATGTTATTTGTGTTGATAAATTACTACTATCGCCACCACCTAATAATGCATATACTTCTGCAAAGTTTGCATTTATCTTTGTACCAGCTTGACGTAATGTATCACCATTGCCATCATTAGCCGCACTTCCTATACCAATATTTTGTCTAGTCATATAATCTTCCTAATAATAGTTCTATTTATACATAAAAATAATCATCATGAGTTAAAAGATGAATCAAATTGTGCGTTATCCATTGTCTCAAGAGTAAGTGAGAAATCTGGTGCAGCAGCTTCTGCACTATCACCAAATGCACCAACAAAATCTTTCCCTTGACCACTATCATCAAATGTAAATGAATTAGGTGTAATTATCTGCGCTACGTTTCTATAAAATCCTTGAAGCTGTGCAGAAGATAGTGACTGATATACACTAATTTTTTGATCAAGTCCTACTCTAAATGTTACTCCATCTGCCGAATCAATTAGCCCAGTTAACTGTGTAAATGGTGCAATTGCAACTACTGATCCAGTTCCTGTAATTACTCTATCTGCGCTGTCAGTCTGTAATGATAACGGTGCTGATAATGAACCAATAGCTTCAACGTCTGTTACAACAGAACCTGCAACATAAAAACCTGCAGGATGTACAAACTTTTTATATAACTCTATCCAAGTAGTTTGTGATATAGCACTTTTAATTAATAGTGAAAATACCTGATATAATTCATTATTTCTAATAAACTTATTTGATTCAGCACCAATTCTACTTAAAGGTCCAGAAGAATCATGTCCTAGTGTGAATATATCTTTTTTAGGATACTCAACTTCAATATTTTGTTGAAAAAATGCTCTGAAAAATTCTTCTATTGAAAATCTACTGCCTTTTGTTCTATGCAACTCATGAATTCTTTGTGCATAAAAACTAGGATCAATAAAATTGCCTCCAGTATTTTTACCTGCAATTTCTTCTATCAAAAATTGTAATAAATCTGAAGTAGTTTCTTGTGTATCTCTTGTTTGATATATTTTTCTTAATTTATAGTCAAATGAACTAGCACCATCAGAATCTAAATAATCATAATATTTTTCTAAGAATGTTACGAGCTTTGGATAATCTTGAGTAAAAAACTCAGGTAAAGCATCACGAACTTTTCGATGTAAAAAGTTTCTTGGTCTTCTATTATAATGATATTGAATATTTGGCATTAGTAACTAGAACCACCTGACGATGTTGATCCTGATGATGATAATGATGCTTGTATTTCTTGATAGTCAAGAACAGCGTTAGCCTTTGATGCTGCAGGATCAATATCAATTACACTTGCTCTTAAAGGTCTTATCGTACTTTCATTAGCGGGTCTAACTGATATTTTTAATTCTCCTCCTGTAACTTCTGTAGGACTAAATCCTACTAAATTAACTCTACCTGCTTTTGGATCAAATGAACCAATATTATCCAATTCAACGCCTTCTGAAGTATTAATTATTTCCAGAGTAGTCGAATTGAATTTACTTCTGATAGTGCATGTCTTTGAATTAAATGTAAATCTTGAAGATGTCACTTGTCTTTCATGACTACCCATACCAGTAGCGGAACCAATTTCAACTGGAAAGTTTATTGTATAATCTCGAATAGAACCTACAGTAGGTGTAAATCTTTTTTGTATTTTAATTCTCATTTTAGTGTTTAATATTGATTCGTCAATATCATCAAGAATTGCAAGTAAATTTGATCTTCTAAATACTCTTCCAAATTTTTGTAAATTATTTGAAAAGTAACTGTTAATTGTGTCTTGAATTAAAGTTTCCGTTGTACTTGAAGTTCTACTGGTTAAATCTGGATCAAAGTTAAATGTGGTTAAAATTTCTAAGTAAGCAATATTTAAATCTACAAATTTAGTGTCTATGCTCGCAACAGCAAAATTATCTGACAGTTCACTTATAATTTTATTTTTTACATCTAGTTGTGTGGCGGCATCTACATCCGATTTAAATT